CATATTCTACTCTATCTGCTTTAAGTTTAGCAGAAAGAATATCTACAAACATATTTGAAACTTTTGATAGTGTAGATGAATCCAATTTTCCACGCCCCTTTGTTTTTGTATCATAACATAGACATATGTAACCATAATCATCAAATTTGGATTCAGATGTTTTATCTTTCCATAAAGTATCAAGTAATTGTTTGTCTGCAGGTGTAATATAGTCTAATGGGATATTTCCAATCTTTATTCTAAAATTTTTGCCATCTGGACCAAGAAATAATCCGTTGAAGCCGTCTACCATTGGATCGGTTTCCCATTTTATTTCTCCTTCTACGGCTTCTGTTAATATGTCTTTAAGCTTCAACATATTTTTTTCTCTCACTTTAATTTAGAAAAATCATTTCAGTTTACAATAAATATACATTTATTTTTTTTTACAAATCCAAACATTCATCTAACCATTCTCTAGGTATTTCTTTTTTCGCCCATAACCAACCCTTCTTGTCACAGTATTGAGCATAGGTTGTTTTACTTCCTTTGTATAGTTTTGCATTAGGATTTTGGAATACAAAACGAATATCTATTTGGGGATATTGTTCAAATAGTAAATCGAATTTTAGTCTGTCTGTCTTTACCCATCTACCTTTTGTTTCAACATACATCTTTTGACCAGATTGTTTTGTTAGAACAAAATCTGGCGTATAATTGTGTTTAGTTTCTGGTTGTATGTAAGATATTTTTTCAGTTTCATAACTAAATGATTTTTTACTTTCTTTCAACAAATCATTTACGGTATCTTCTAATCCACTACGAAACCCATGTTTTATTGCAACTTGATTTCTACGCATTACATATCAAACCTTATGATGACATTCATATCAACATCGTCTCTTTTTTCTATTGGATTTGCTAATTTAGCAATGACAAGCAAATTATCACTATCATCATATAAACCAATAGATGTTATGTATGGATTAAAATATGAAGATGTTACATAATTTTCAATTTCATTTGATCGTGTAGATGCCTCATCTACACGAATCGATGGATTTTGTGTAAAATTAAATTCTTTTCTTCTTATTTTACAAATAATTTCGTATTCATAAAAAGTAGTAGTTGAACGAAATTGTCCTCTAAACCCATTAGTTATTCCATCGTAATCAAAATTTCCACTTGAACCCAAAAATGCATTAGCATACTTTGGTCTTGGATCAGAAATGACAGCAAATCCAGTATTGTAAAAAACATTACCAACACGAGATGTTTGATAAGCATAACCAGTTTCTAGAGAATTATCTGCCAAATATGGAATTTGTTCATCGGAAATTGCAGAATTATACACTCTGATTTCATCTAAACTTCCGTAAAAAAGACTTGATGTGTTTGTGCTACCGCCTATAAAAAATACATTTTCATTACCAACATTATCATTCATATTATCAATAACTTCACTATTGAGTTGTCCATCTAACCATATTTGATATTTGCTTCCGGATTTTTGACACAAGACATGATACCAAGTATCACTTGATAAAACGCTAGATGTTACTTCAATCATTTTGGTTATAGAACCCTGTCTAAATGATAATCTTCCATTATTAGTTGATAAGTGATTGTTATATGATATATCAAATGGATATTGACTTGATTCTTTTTCAACTTCCTCGTAAGTATGTTGCAATGTTGTTTCATTCACATTGTATACTTTTTTTACTAAATTTTTGTTGAAAAGATAATTTTTACCGTTTATTCCATCGGGTTGATTACTGTCTTTTTTCATCCAAAAACTAAAAGCAAAATTATTATTTTTATTAAAATTAAAATCTAATTTTGGATCAACTCTAAAATAAGAACCACTAATACGAGCAGCAACTCCAGTTGGAGTATTTGTTGAATTTAATACTATACCAGGAGTATATGTTATATTTTTTTTATTGTAAACATTTATTGTATTACGATGTGGTGTCATGTCTAATACAAAATCCAATTTATTATTTGACATATTGTATTCACGATATTTTTCGTTAAATCCAACATACATCATACAATTACCAGCATTTACTATCTTTGTTTCATCGAAAGATGTGTCTCTTAAATTACCAAATCCATCATCAACTAATGTATATTCGTAAGAAGAAGCCGAATTGTAGTTTACTAAACTAACTGATTTCTTTTTTATACCCTCACCAAATACACCAACTGGAATTACAAATAAAGATGCGGATTCTGCCATATATGTTATCTGACTATCATCCGTTAAAAAAGTTGGTTGTTTTATATTATCATATTCTGTATAGTAATTATGATCCAAATAATACCATAAAATTTTTGGATCTAAACTTTGTGTTGTAAAAATTCTTTCATATAAAGAAGACGATATATTTGCAACATTACCAAAATACTTGTGATTTTCAGGATAGAACGCACGATATACTTGTATTCCAAATTTTTGATAATGTTCTACTTCCGGATGAATAGATGATATTTTCCATAATTTATTAACTTCAAATGGGCGTATTGTAAAATCGCCAGCTTTTAACCGTTTATGTGTAAAAGTTAAATTACTATTTTGACCTTGAAATGACATATCAGTTTAACCTTAATTTTACTTGAATAACGTGTTCTTCATTTGGTTTTTTCAATAATGGTTTTGGTAATTTACCAACTGCAATCAATTCACGATCATCGTTATACAAACCAACGGATGTAATGTATGAGATAGGACTGTCCATAAATTGTTTATGTCTAAATTCACCATAACTACCAGATAAATATGTATAATTGTTGCTATAATTAAATTCGTATTCTCGCAATCTACAAAAGTATGTTTGTGTTTTTACTTCTTCGGATGCTCTAGCATACCAAGATCCTGTTATAGGTCTATTTGTTGTTGTGTTACACGATGCACTAATTGACATGAAAAATTTTCTTATGTTGTCACCGTCAAAAGAACCGGTAACTGTATTCAATGAGCAAGATTGATCTAAAACTGCACCGTCTAATACAATTATGCCTTTTCTAGGAAAAAATATACCCCAAGCATCATCTTCTTTATTACCATAAATACCATCATTTAATGATCCAGACACCAAATAATAATACTCTCGTAATTCCTTTCTTAATGTATTTACATCTGCCAAATCTTCTGAATCATCAATCAATGTGTATATTTTATCTGATGTTGGATGAGGATAAAAATTACTTCCAGTGTTGTATAACTGATTCACACTAGATGAAAGTGGTGCAAGAGTTATTTGTATATTTCCAGGATCTATCATCTCTGGAAAAAGATTTCTATTAAAATTTATAGCATAAAAATAATCACCATTCTTTCCATTCTTAAATGGCACTTTTCCTTCTGTTGTATGAAAATACTCCATCAAATAATTTTTGAAAATTATTTTTGATGGATAAACTTTTGTAAATTCATCGGCATAATAACCAGATCCAGATCCATTTATATGACCGTATGTTATATCACAAAGAGTCTCACAATTTTGTTCATTTTCAGGAGAAGACAACATTCTTAAAAAATATCTTGAATCCCCAAACGTAGAAGATGTGTGAAATGTGTTTACTCGTTCTCCTCTAAATTTGAATAAACCATATTTTCTATATTTTTGTTGAACTATTGAATAATCTCTTGGTGATCTAAATTTTTTGAATACTCTTGATTTTAGAGTAAACAAAGGAACTTCTGGAGGAGCAGGTGCAGATTGAGGTGATTCTAATAAAAACGTAACAACATCATTGTTTATTACCGCTCTATATGAATCTTTTGTTGGGAAACCATTATCAACTTGAAACTTAACATATGAACGTACCATTTCAAGAAGATACTTGTTTATTTGAAAACTTAATACATTCATATCAATTTATTAAAGTTGTTGATAAAACAGTTGGAACATTTGCTAAAGTTCTAAATATCTCACCCAATCTATTTCTTTCTTGAATAAGAGCTGCCCTTACTTCATCAGTAATAGTAACACCGATAGGAGATTTTTCTAAATTTTCAGCATCTATTATGAAAGGTAATTTTTGAACGGTTCGTGGTAATGTATCTACTAAATCTTCCAAATTTGAAATTGCCTTATCCAATCTAGTTAAATGTATAGAAGATAATGCACTTGGATTTGTATTTATTGCCTCATAAAATAAAATTGAATCTACTGATCCATTTATATTTATGTTGAAAATTTTTCTAAAAAGATTCAAAGCAATAGTTCTCGCATCCATATCTGGTAAAACGGATGGGTAGTCTCCTAAAAATGATCCAGATAAGGTTGTTATTATTTCGGATTCAGTTATCATATTACCAATTCAATCTTATTTTTATTAAAACATCATTTTCTTTTGTTTTCTTTATTGGTCTGCTCAATTTAGCAACTGCAATCAAATCTCGTTTACTATTATACAAACCAACGGTTGTTATGTAAGTCATTGGGTTATCAATAAAGCAGGCATTTTTTATTTTTCCTTTATTTTCACCTGAATCATAAACATAAGTTGGATTTGTGCTGTAGTTTGCCTCACCGGATGGTATTCTGACAAAATAATGATTTGTTGTTTTGAATTTTACATTTCTAGCACGCATTGGTTTTCCAACAGCCGCGGCACCACTTATTGCAGTAAATAGTTTGAATGAATTATCACCATTGATACCACTTCCACTAACAGAATTAAATGATGCAGAAACATTCAATTTATGTCCGTCTAAAACTATAACGCCCAAATTTGGATATACTTTACCATAAGTTGTTAAATCTTCGTTTGTTTGTATAGTTCCTTCTCCACTGGAATGTATTCCATTAGAAAGTGAACCACTAACAATGTCATAATAATAATTTGGATCATCATTTGCACAAGTATCTTCATTTTCAAAAATTGCAGAATTGTCAATCAGAGAAAGTATTTTATTCGATGAACTAACTTGAACATTACTGCCAGTATGAACACTATTTTCTATACCACTACCACTCAATTCTGCAATGTTTATTTCAAAATTTCCAATATCAAGTTTGTCACTTAAACCATTTCGATAATAGTTTATCACATAAATATCGTCAGGAGTTTTTAATTCTCCGCCATCATAGAATGTAAAATTCTTCTCATGTGGATCAAGTGTCAATAGTCTATATTGTGAGTAAATAGCTTTACTTGGACTATCATCTTTTTCATAACCACTTGATATTGAACCAGAACCTTTGTAATTACCGTATGCAACTGCAAAATAAGCAGTTCTACCACAGTCGTCACAATCAGTTACTTCATAGTAGTATTCTTTTTGTGTAACAGTTTTTGTAGAAGATGTATGATAACAGTCAAGTGATTGTGATAAATTAAATAAACCCTTTATAGATTTTTTACGCATTCCAGGAAGTATGTCAGTTCCATATAAGAAAGGATGATGTAATCTTCCAATTCCAGTTCCTTCAAAACAATCCGGTTTTTGGCGTCTATTATCTGTTAAACTCTGACCTACCGTTAAACGATATGAAGCGGCTTTTGATCCTGGTTCAGGAGCTAAAAATCTTTGGTTCAACTCTTTCCGTGATGCATAAACGGTTGGGTTATCATCCAAAGGATTTTTGAATGATATTTCTGGATAAGTTAGATAATGGGTTAATATCTCAACTTCATCACAACCACAAGGATTATCTAAATCAACTTGCCATGATGATTCAACAGTTTCCACAGGAAGACAATTTTGATTAGATCTATTTAACTGAATCGAATCATATTGTTTCCATGATGTGCCAGGTTCACCCGGAAATCTACCGGTAATTAGCACAGTTTCGGTTGCCTCTGAATAGAAATATCCATCTTTTGTTGTAAGCAATTCGCCATTTGAATTTTGTCTTGCTCCAAATGCAGAAGATTTTTTCAGTTCTGAAACAACCCAATTCCAAATATCACTGCCCTTTGTTCTATAATTTATTTCTACCCTACCCAATCCAGGTTGCTGACAGAAAATTTTGAATGGAACCTTTTTAATTCGTCTTACACCCCAATTATATGTAACGGGAATACCCTCTAAACATGGATTGTTAGGAATTGTTTCAAAAGTAGTTCCTCGAACTGACAGCGATGGTATAAGACCATAATTTGTTTGTAAAGTTTTAACATCTACATTTGATCTTAAAATATCTACTATTGGTCCGGTTACTTCTCCTGTTGTTGGATTTATACTATTCAAGTTCAATAAATTTTGACTTGTTAAAGCAGATGGATATTCATAATCAGATGTACCAAATTGATCATCTAATACTATATTCCACATCTGTCCTTGAACTGATGCACTTGATCTATAATACGGAGATGTACAGTCTACTGATGATGCAATATCAAAAGCCCAAGTCAATCTTCCATAAAATCTATCAACATATTGTCCTCTGAATTTATCAGATGTTATGACTATGTCACCATTTTCATCTATTGTTCCAAACTCATCATCTATTGTCCCATTTTGATTTCCGTTTCCGTTTCCGGTTGAAAGATTTTCTACTTCTCCTGTAACTTTTGAATCAATCAATGATGTTATAGTATTATTAAGTCTATCGTTTGTTGGGTATTTTACAACTAACGTTGTATTGGTTACAACATCTTGATATGATATTCCACCATATTCAGTTCTTGCCATATAGAAAAAGTTTTCTATTATTCCCATTCCAGAAGCAGAACGTTCTGCTGTATCCTGATACCAATTTATACCAGCATAATCGTAATCTTGGACTATTTTTGGTAATGTTGTTGCAAAGCCAGTTAATATAGGTCCAGATTTGAAAAAGGTTTCTTCTTTTGGTAATCTTGAAAAGTTTGATAAAACACCAGTATTTCCAGATACAAATGGAAGAAAGCCATTTAATAATTGTTCCGTTATATTATCATAAACTATTTCACCAGGAAGAACTTCTATTTCAGTTATCTTTTCATATATTTTTTGTAAAATACTTATGAAATCATAATAGTAATTGTATTTTATCTTACCAACAGAATTTTGGGTAGAATTTTGTCCGTTTACTATCTGAATATCACCACGAGAATTTTCAACAAAATTGTAATAAATGTTTGGATCAATTGTTACAGTAAATAATGTTGTTGCAGTTCCGCCAGGACAAGCAGCAACCATTGATATATCAAGTAGTGGTGTAGGTTTTATATTAAACCCATAAAACCTTCTTGGATTATTGCTAGAATTTTTTTGTCTTATTTTGAAACTATAAAGTGGAACACATGATCCTAAATTTACAAGAGCTGCAGCATTACCAGCTCCACCAGCAGTCAAAGGTGGTGGTACACCGGCAGTTAATCCAAAAGTAGAAGGACTCAATCCAGGAGCAGATGCAAATAATGCCGGTGTTGCCGATGTTGAGTAAAGTGGTGCACCAGCTGCACCAGCTGCACCAGCTGCACCAGCTGCACCAGCTGCACCCATTGGAGCCATCATAGGAGCAACAGCTATGGCATTGGATAAAGGTGTTCCAAAATTAAATCCCAATGGGACAATCGGTATATTGTTACCAACACCAAGTCTAGCACCCGGTCTTCCAACTTGGTCACCTGATGTGGTTAGCCCTAAATTTGTATCTGTTAGTATTCGTCCACGAGTTCTAATATATTCCCTTCTCAATCTTTCTCTACGGATAGCATCTTCGGTTGGTCTTCCGCCACCAAGATTTTCGCCTTCTTCAGGTATAAGTTCGCCTGTTCTTGGATCACGCAGACCTTCACCTTCCCATCGAATACCACCGCCACTTACAAAATCCGATCCAGGATCATCAACTCCTATTGGATCAAAATATGTTCCATCTATAAATTCAAGACTACCCATTTCACTCGTTTTTACACCGACTTTTGTTCCACCCAATTTGACTTTTTTCTTTCTAACAGTTCTTCCAGACAATCCTCCACCGGTTGGTTCTACTGTGTCTCTCAATAATCTGTATAAACCTGCACTCATTGTGGTAGAATCTGTCCAATTTTTAGTTCTATTTGATCCATCAATTTCTGGTACAACTTCATCGAGAACCCCATCTCCATTTGTGTCCATTGCAACATACCAAATAGGTTGTTGTCTATTTACATAATTTGCGGGTGTTTCATTATTAAATGGAGAAGAACTGTTCCTTGTTGCTAACCAAGTAGTGTATACTACATTTCCTCCTGTCTGTTGAAGATAGACTCGGTATACATCCAACAACAAACGATATTGAAGATAAATTTCTCTTAATCTAGTATTAGTTACCGCCATTGTATCATTTTGAGATAAATACGGATCACTCATAGCAAAATTTGCATTTACAATTAAAGTATCCAGATAATCTATTGCTGCAATAATTGAGTTTAGATCATTATTCCGTATACCATTTATACCATTGTTTAGAAGAGATCTAAGGGTGTCATTTAATAGAACATCCATGCGTATTTTCCTTAATAATCAAGTTTTACTTTAATAACTACTTCTCGGTCAAACGATTTTTGTATTGGTTTACTTAGCTTAGCAACAGCAACTAAATTGTTTGCATCATCATACAAACCAATACTTGTGATATAGACTTTTGGATCCATAATCATACTTTCATATTTCAACACATTATTTTGATTGAAAAAACTTGGATTATTAGTATAATTGTATTCATCGGAATAAACTCTTACAAAATAATAAGTTGAAGCAACAACCTCACTGGTTCTTCCCTTGAAAGAAAAAGATGCACTATCTATTGACATCGCACCACTTATAGAAGTGAACAATCTGATGGCATTGTTGTCACCGAATAAACTTCCTGTGTAATTTTCACTTGAAAGTGGAACTCTACTTGCAGATGTAATGAATGATGCAGATGCATCAGCTGCCTTACCATTTAAGATAATCATGCCATGGTCAGGATAATATAAACCCCAAGGAGTAGAATCTGATGTTACTTTTCCTGTTGTAAGTGATCCACTAACAACATTGTATATTCTGCCACCTTGAACCGATAGTTCAGTTGTTGTTGTGCCGGAATCATCAATCAATGTGATTACATCTTTTGCACCATCAACTGTTCCATCTGGTTTTAATTGAGAAAGTGAAAGTTCCCATGTATTAGTGTCCATTCTATCTTTATATCTAGATCTATTTACATTAAGAACATATATGTATTCTGATATTTCAGAAACGGTTCCATTTGTAAATGTAAACTGATTTATTCCAGGTGGAAGCAACATTTGTTTATATTGTGAATATATTGCTTGTGTTGGATAATCATAATCTTGAGCACCATATGATCCAGTAGATGAACCACTACCCCTTGCATGACCAAACGCAACACTAAATTGAACTTCAGCATTTGGAAAATTAGATTGGCTGTTGTATACCTCATAAAAGTATCTTTTTGTTGCATCGGACTGATCAGATGATGTAAATACAGTATACAGGTCTGTGTTGTTTCCTGTCCACAATGGAGCAGTAATCAATTCTCTACGATTTCTACCAACAGCATCATTAGAAAAACGTTTTAATACAAAAGGTGTAACAGCCATAACAATCAATACTCCAATTTTATAGTAACGGATAATTCATTTGTATAAGTTTTCTTAATTGGTTTACTCATTTTAGCAATGGCAAGCAAACTCACATTTCCATTTATATCGGGTCCATACAAACCAATAGAAGTTATGTATGTTACTGGATTATCATGGAATCTGTTATTTTTTATTAAACCTTTATCATTTCCAGCTTGATAAACATATGTTGGATTACTTGTATAGTTAAAATCACTGTTTGTGACTCTACAATAATAATAAGAACAATGTTTTACAGATATTGCACGAGCGGTAAATCCTTCCTGATAAATTGAAGCAGCACCTGATATAGATGTAAACAATTTATATGAATTATCACCATTTATATTACTACCGGTAACACTATTGAATGATGCAGAATGATTTAACGCCTTTGCGGAAATTAAAATGATACCCTGACTTGGATAAACTTTTCCATAATAATGTCTACTTGAATCTGAATAAATTCCATTTTGCAAACTTCCACTAACAAGGTTTCTTACATATGACGTTTGAGAAAGAGTTTCAAGTTGATCCAAACCATCTCCTGAATCATCTATTAGTGTAATTATTTTCGGTGTTGAACCTGAAACTTGGACATTACTTCCAGTATGAACATTGTTTGCCTTGCCACTTCCACTTAATTCAGCAAAACTTATTTCAAAATTGCCAGGATCAAGTTTATCGCCAAATTTATCTCTGTTTATATTTATCACATAAAAATCTTCAATGGCTAGTGGAAGATTTGGATCTATTGTATCAGCGTTTGATCCAGAAAGATAAAATCCACCTTCATCTCCGTCAAGACACATTGATTTATATTGAGAATAAATTGCACGAGATGGTGTATCATCTGCCTCACCACCTTCGTTCAAAGATCCAGAACCACTGATGTGACCATATGCAACAGAAAACATTCTTTCTTCGTCACATGATAGTGAAGCTGATCCCCAAATTTCATAATAATAATTTTTGGAAGTATCTGTTTGAGTAGAACTTGTAAAAAATGTAAGTAGTTCTGCTGTTCCAGTATTCCACAATCCTCTTGCAGTTCCAGTAGTTGTTGGTTTTGCCTGATTTGGAGGGAAAAACTTGTAAATCTGTGCAAATGTTGGTTCTTGTACGGCCATAATTAAACCTCTATAACTTAAATAATTCTATACTATAAATTAAACATTACTAAATGAAATAGGAACTACAATTCTTGAACCATATCTTGTATTTGTAACAATCATTTTTGTGGATTTTCCATCAAGAGTATCCGGCAGCCAACGGCCATTTATACCAATTACAAAATCCAATACTGGAACATTATCAGAGGTAGTATTCCATGTGATTGATTTACCAGACATGGGAAGTTGTTGTACACCTTCATTTACAGCCAATACTGTGAAGTATGTTGTATCTAAAATTGTAAATGTATACCCACCTGCATTAGTTTTAAGCGCTGATCCTCCACCACCGGTTTCATTCCATTGTTTGACCAAAAATTTAAGATTTGGGGTATCTATATCATCCGGTGTCAAATCTAATGCACCACCATTAAAAGTTAGGTTTAATGAACTTGGTGTAGCTTCAATATAAGGTATTGATTTTGTTCCTTCACTCAATGTAATCAATTTGTATTTCATTGATTGTGTTTCATCAGGAACAGCTTCTGTGATAGGCAAATTCTCAATAACTATGCCCATTTTATCATCACCCAATGGATGACTTTGATTCCATAAATCATAATCAATCTCATCATCAGCAAGAGCAAATTGCGTAATGTTAAAAGATGATGCTCCCCTTGCTAAAAGTTCTCTACCTTTTTTTGTGAGGATTGCGTCTACTGTAACTACATTATTGTTTAAGTAACCCATTGTAAAACTCCTTGTTAGAAAATTATTCGTATACTTCTATAAATATAACAATTATTCAAAAATATCAAATTATTTTGGATTATCTTCTTTGTGATCTTATTCTTTGTAACCATTCTGGTAAAACTTCAAAAGGCAAAACCAAAATAATTAAAGCACTTGGATCTTCATTTGCATCCAAATATGTATAGTTTGGCGTATACATTGGAAAAGATATTTTGTTTGTAACATCGTTGTCTGGTAATTTACATCCATCAAATCGTGCATTACGAACAGAAGTTGTATAGTTACCTTGATTCATTTGTCCTGCCGGTAAATACTCAAAAGAACTCCAATTTGTTCCTTCTGGATTCAAAGATGATGTATAGTAAAACTTAAATGTTTTGTAAAAATTTTCATCGCGGGATGAACTAATCATTTGAAATAAAGAAGTTCTTTTATTAAAGGAATTATTTACAGTATACCATCCAGTTCCCAATCCTGTTGTGCTTCCATGTATTACATTTGTTCTATCAAATGTGTTTGAAAACCCTAAATCCAAACTGCCAAATACATCAAGTATTGTATTGTTCTTACCAATCAAAGAATTTTTTCCTATAACTTTAATAAGTCCGGTCATATTGGTTATAGTATTATCGATAAATCTAGCAGGTTCTTTGTTTATAGTTCCCCTTTGATCATAAGATTCTGCAATTATTTCTCGTTGTCTTGATGAAATAGTTCCATCTGTAAGTGATGCATCAATTATTAAATTTGCATTAACATCAACATCATCTTCTAGGTTTTCTGTTTCCGCCTCAAATGTTTCTTCTATATCAAATTCACCGGCAATGTTTGTAAATTCACTTGGTATATCCTCATCGAAACCAACAAAAACAGTTGTTGATTTTGAATTATTTACATCACCGATAATAACAGCTGAAGCAGATATTTCAGATGTATCTCTAACATATCTATCCGAACCCAAACCACCAAAATCTTTTGATGTTTTTACTTTTGATCTTTCAAGTATGTTTGGTTCTATAACCAATCCAAGTATTTCGTTTGCACGAACAGGAAGTGTTTGGCGTATTTGATCAAATAAACTAAAATCAAATATAGAAACCAATCTTAAATACGAACTAAAATCATTTCTATTTGTATATTTTTTCCAATACTCTCTTGCAAATTGTTTTAATCTTGGATATTCGTCTCTTTTTGTATTTTCGTATTCACCAAAATAATCATCTATTACAGCATTACCTATTGATTCATATATGTCTTCATTTATTATGTGTTGTGGCGAAAATGCAACCATTAACTTATTTGAATCTATTGAAAAATTATCAAATGCAGTTACTGTTGATGATCTATCTTTTGTTAAAGATCCTTGAAGTGATGCAGAATCTATCCTAATTTTTTCGGAGAATGGTGTATTATTTGCAACAGTTGCAACTTCCATATTGTAAACTTCAACGGTTGATTCAAACAAATCTCTACTAAATCCATTGAAGTAAGCATTCTTTGGTGAAGTGAAGAAATTAAATTTTGTTTGATCGGGATGCATACTTTTTATACTGGAAGTTAATTCAGCATTAAAAGGTTGCCAAAATTTCCATTGTGCTTGTAAATCATAAAATGATGATGTTGATGTGTTACCGTTATATGCACGGGCACCCATTACATGATTATTGAAAGAAGATTCTATTAAAGGTTTTGCCCAATATCTCAATTCAAAAATAGATCCCGATAACATTTTATTAGTTTGAGGATTTGATCCCGAACCTATGTATAAATATCCATCAGATGACCAAGCATTGTTGTAATTTGATTCTATTGATCCCGTTATTGAAATACTTGCACTTCTCTCAACTACAATTTTTCCATACTTTGAAGTTTTTAATATAAAATCGTATGTATTATCAGACGAAAGTGTATCAGTTGATTCATTTCTACGAATCATTATGTTCAATGGAACATCATCATATAGATATTCGTCTTTTATAGATGCAGATTTGTAACTTGTCCCATCTCCCAAATAAAAAGTCAAATCACCTTTTTCTGCAGATCCAGTTCTATGAACAGTAACATACCAATCCAATCTACTACCAGTTGTTTCTTTTTGTAAAACAGTTTGTAATTCGTTATTTTCATAACGATACAACTGTGATGGATTCATTTTCCATCTAAAAGTTAGTGTATCTGGATATTGCCACTGATTATTTTCATTGTTAATTCTTTCCCAAGGCAATCTGACATAACTAGATGTAGGTGGTTGTTGTAAACTACCAACTAAATTCAAATAATATGTATGTTTTTCCCATTCTGCTCTAGGAACAACACCCAAATCCGCATTATCCGGTCCACCAAATTCTCTAATAGTTAATAGTGTTTGTGGAATACCATAAGCAGATAATAGTGCCTTAACACCTCTAGCAGTTCCCTTTGATTTGTAAATGTAAGGCAAATTGTTCAATACTCTACGCCAAACTTCTTTTGTTCTTTCTTCTTCACTTTTTGAATGTTCTTTGCCTACCGTATTTCTTCCTGCCCAAATTGGTTCACCACTACCACTTACACCTAATGCATATTCCCATAAATCTTTTGTTCTTGTTCCACTAGAAAGAGTCCAACCTAAATTTCGTGTTGCTTCATAAATAAGGTCTTGTGATAACCCGTCTTTTGGGTGTTCTTCTCTTAAATTCTTTTTTAATATGTGGTCAGTATAAAAATATAAAATGTCAAAGTGCTGACCAATCATGTTTACAAATGTAAGTATTTGTTCATTATCGGGATTATCAAATATATGTTCCGGTAGTGATTTAATCAACGCAGAATCATTTACCATATCAAAATCGGTTGCTACATCTAAAACAGTGTTATACCATTCTTCTACTTGAATACTTGAACTTGAATATAAATTAAATTTACCTTGTCTTGTTAATATATGATAAGTGCTTCCAGTTACTTCGTATTTTGGAAATGGTTGTATTGATGCAGTAAGTTCACTTGTATATCTTAAACTTGCAGTTGTTTCATAGTATAACCACTTTTCAAATTCATCAAAACCAGAAACAACCGATTCTCTTAACATTTTTACTTTTGTTTTGTTCAAATCCAATGAACCCGTGTATGATTCTAAATCAGCAAGTTGATTGTTGTAATGCTGAATTAAACGCATTTTATAGTAAAAATTTTCAACTCTTTCTTCTGCTGATGAATAGAATACAAAATTTGAAAAATCTGTAAAATTATAGTTTAATTCTACTTTTGATCCAGAAGATGTTAAGTATTTATCAAGTATTTGTTGTGATGTTTGTAAATTTGTTGATAAAATATCATTCCAATTTTTATATTCTGTTGTTGCAGAAATGAAATTTTCATATTCAACTTCGTAATTTGGACCTTTAATAAATTTTGGTGATAGTGTTTCAAACTCTTTTTCCACTTGAACTGAATCAATATACGGCTTCATTATTTGACTTGAAAGCCAACATTGATAATACAAATCAACATCAGTATCTAACGGTTCTGCAATACGAACATAAAAATATGTAGGGTTTCCATCGGATGTAACATTTATCACATCAACTAAATTATTCTCGCCAAAATTTAGAACTATTGGTAGTTTATATTTTGATCCCCTCATATATTCAAGAACAAAACTACTTAAATTTTCCAAAGATTCTATATCAGTTGGATTTGTTAAAGTTAATCTTAATTCTCGTCTGTCTTGTGAAATGTCTGAAACAAACAATCTATTTTCATTTTCAGCAGAACCAATTAAATCTCTAAAAAAGTTGTAAACAAACTTATATGGTCCAGGAACTAAATTTAATTGTTTTATATGGTTATGTATAGGTAATACAACATACCGTAACGGATCACCGGATTCTGTTATACGAGGATCTATTTCATAATTTGCATTATGTAATGTATCTACATAAGAAAAATTAGGCAAAAATATATGAAGTTCTACATTTGTTCCCGGAGAAGAAGGATCTTCGGGATTATTTAATGTAGAAAATTTTGGAACAATAATGCTGTTAGCAAAATTTGAATAGTCATACCTATCGCCCCTAATAGGACGATTTGTTCTTACTATATCAAGTAAATTTTTGTATAAAAAACTTGGCATAAAATTAAATCACCTTATTTATTAACCACCTTCATCATCACCATTTTCTTCTGGTGGAGATTCATTCAAAAAATCAACATTGATTTTTTCCGATAATTTTCCTACATATCCTGTTGCTGGATCAGTAAACATACCACCAACAGTTCTTATAGTATCAACTTCCGTCAATAATGTATTAAGTGTTTTATCGGTTCTTTGTGCAAGAGAAGATATTGATCCAGATGCAATTATGTTTTGTAGATCCATTTCAGTTTTAAGTTCTGTAATAATTTGTTCATTTTGTGCAGAAAGTTGATTACTCAATCTCTCAAATGAATCAGCGCGAACAGATTGATTTTCATTTTCACGTGCCCAAAGACTAACAGTTTCTTGCCATCTTTCTGATGCATTTTGCCAATCTACTAATTGATCTCTTTGACTATCTACGATTGCCTCTAATTCGGCAATTCTTCTTTCTAAATTAGCAATACTATTAGGATTACTTTCTACAATGTTTTGTAAATTTTGAAGCAATTCGTTTTTAGCAATATCTTGAACATTTTGAATATCAGTTGCAGAAAGATTGCCCAATGGAACTCCAGAAAAAATTCCATTTTCTATGTTTTTTAATTGGTTAAACAAATTTTGTTCTGCATTTACAGCGTCAGATAAAGAAGTAAAATTTGATTTAACAACAAAATCAAAACTTTCAGCTAAAAATCTTTGATCAACTACCGGTATTTCTATATTTCCTTTGTTTTGAACAGAACGTTCATCGATGTAACTTATTATTCTGTTTGTTGCAGAATCTCTTTGTAAATCACTCATCTTACAACCTTGAAGTAATGATTGTTGTCAAAAATTTGAACATTATCTCCATCTTCTCTTTCTATTTTTATTACCACTCTATAAAATCTTTCTGGTTGAAATGAATCCATCCACAGATTAAAATAACTACTTGTTCCATCACAACTAATTTTTGAACCAGTGTAATCAAAAGGAAGAATTATTTCATCACTATGAGCATCACGGATTTCATAATAAGAAGATGATGGTAAATAATAATTTACAGTTTGATATGCAGTTGTTGTGTAATTTTTTTGTGGATAACGAGAATTTGCATATATTCTTATTTTTGCCCTTTCTTTTTCTGCATAAAACTTTTTAAGTTTAACATTCAAATTTATGCTATCTTCAGCAACTGATTCTAAACTTCCAGTAATAAATTCAGAATCATCCCAAACTATGTTCAATCTTGGAACATATATCGTATTACTATCCGTTCCAAAAAATTTAAGACTATTCAATAGATTATTAGGAGATGATTCCATTTCATTGCTGAATTTTAGAATCATTCCGTCATTTTCAAATCTTCCTGATCCAGTTACCCATCTTCTTGCAAGATTTGTGACATCCATATAAATATCTGACGATTGGAATGAAAATGATTGAGTGCATTCCAAATTATCATAATCCCACCATGTTCCACCGCCTTCATGTGTAAAATACGATGATGTAACTGTTGCAGTAGGTGTATTGTTTCCCCATATCCCGTCATCTTGAATCCATGTCTGTGACACTTCATCCCATTCTAAACTATCAACTGTTGGTGGTATATCCCATTCGGTTCCAACTGTTTTTGATGTTCGGTATCTCCAAGAAACTCCATCTGTTGTATATGGTAAATTTACAAATTTACCAGTTCCGTTAGTCCAAGATGAACTCAATGGGTATGCATATACAACATATTCTTGTGGAATTTCTCTAATATCTGCAGTAATAAGAGATAGATAGTATTTTGCATTTTCAGATATTTTACCAGAGTTAATTCTATTTTCAACATCTGACATATCAAACTTTACAAGTATTCTACTATTGTAAATTGAAGATCCTGAACCTGGTGTTTCATGGGATAATTCCAATAAAGGATCTATACCAGTATTCATGGTATATTGTCTTTCATAAATTGTAGCATCTCGCTGTGCAAAAATAGAATATATCATCCGAATGACCTCGCTCTACCAACAATATCATTGTTTGGATATTTTATTTCAAAAATAGATGGATCTAATGACGGGAACAAAACACCATCTTTTGTTGCTTGTTCTATGTTATAGGCATGAGGAGAGTAACCCAAGTTCGTATCAGATAAATTTCTAATTTTAACATTTACAACAGTTTGAACACCAGGAACCCTATCTAATTCTGTGTATATGTTGCTTATTGCAATCGGTTGATTTATTTGCCATTTGTTTACATCAAAGTATTGTTTCAATCTTTCAATACAACGAAGAACAACTTGGTTTGAATTTTGATCAGGTAAAGTTATTATGTCAAAATTTACGCCTACATTGATAATATAAGCATCTCTAATGTTAATTGCATCTGTTAGTATTCTATACCAATTCAAATAATTTTTTAGATTTTCCTTTGTAGCATTGTTTACTGTTGTAAGTTTACCGTTTACGTCATAACCAAGAACATAAAAGTTTAGAGCTAAATCGTTTTGAACTCTATCACTATTGAATATAGAATCCTTCGTTAATTGAGTATCTTTCGTAATATATGCCTTTGCAATAGAACCATACTTTGATGGTAGACTATAAGCACGGATTATGTAATCTTCTTTTGTAACTGCACGATTTTGTGCAGCAAAAGAAGCAACGGCATTTTGTCTAATCTCTTGTATATCTTCTTGAAATTTACCACCTGTTGCAGGTCTTGGGTTTGTTACAGCCAAACTGGATACAATTTGACCATATAACACTGGATCCAATCCAGTTGAATCTAAAATTACTATTCTATTCAAAACATTATTTAATACTTCACTTGGAACATTGTCTTCGGTTCCACCACCGATTGTATAGAAGAATGTCAATGTTGTATTGTTTGGTGCAAGACCATATGTTTTTGTATACAAAAAGTTTGAAGGATCTATGTTTATCGATAAATTTGGATTTGTCATAGGCAAAGCACCACCGACTAAATCTGGATTTGGAATTAACAATTCATCATCTACATCACTGATTCCCGCACCAAACTGTATTTCCACATTTCCATTTGCCATCTGTCTTGAAGTAAATCGTCTAGGAACTCTTCTCAATTTAAGTAAGTATGGTGTTTCTGATCTATATTTACTTAATTGTGAATCATTTCTTGGTATGTTTAACACCGGTTCAAATACAGTATCTTGTGCCAAATTAGGAACGTGTTCCCATTTGTTTCCTTCTGTATCTATTGCATAGAGTATTTCTATTATATCCGTTTCTTCTATTGTAAATTTATCGTATGGTTTTGGATCACCCGCACTAAATGTTGAAGATCTAATTGTTCCGGAAATAGCTTTCGCTTGTTTTCTCAGAAGCCAAAATGTAACTTCTCCCGTTGTATTATCTATTTCATATGGAGTTACTTCTGTTGAATCAAAACTACTACTAGACTTAAAATCAATATAATCTATTGTTCTGAATGTAATTGTTCCATCGGTTGTTGGTGATACACGCATTCCAGGTTCTATTGCCATTGCATAATCATAATCTGGAACTATTTCAAGACCTACTTTTTTTGCAGGAACAACTTGAAAAACATCTAATACGGTATTTGCTGCAACCCTATTTTTTGGTGCATAACCGAGAGAATGTGCAATGTTAAGTATATTTTGACGTTCATTAGCAAACAGAATCATTGATTCTTGTAGTGTAACATCTGTATAAAATGACAAAACATCCCCAACATAAGCTGCCATTTCCAAAAATAACATTCCCGGTGAGGTTTCATTGAAATCTTGGTATGTATCTGGAAAATAATTTTTGGAAAAATCTATCAAAGATTTTTTTAATGAATTGAAATCTCTATTTGAATAACGAATATCTTTTTGGATTAAAGCCATTTTTATCACCTATATTTTCACCGCGGCTCTATTGCCGCAATTTCAATTCTACCTATTGTAGATATAAATAGTCTTATTGGTAAATATATTGTTGTTTCTCGAAGTTTTAGAGTTAAATCTATTTGTATCGCATGATCATTTTCGGCTAAATTTGATGTATCTGGATTTATATTAACTGTTAATTTTTCTATTGTTAAAAAAGGCATCCATGTATTTAATGCCTCTACAATATCTGATTTTATACTTTCTAAAAATTGATCTTCGCTTGTTATGTTTTCAAACAATATATTTTTTAGATTTGTTCCAAAATCAGGAATCATATATCTCTCACCTCTTGTTGTTAATAACAAGTTTCTCACATTTGAAAACAACTGTTTTACATTTGTTCTACTTTGAAAGAAAATACCCTTTGGATTATTAAAAGGCAATGTTACACCAACAAATTTGTTACCTTGTGTGGCGTTTCCTTCGTTTATAGGTTTTTGAAAATAATTTATTCTATTTTCAGATCTTGAAAGTGGTCTCAATTATTATCTCCCTTTTTTTTCATCAATTTTTTTCATAAGTTCAGAATAATCTCTTGTAAGTGCACTCATTACTTCGTTAGGTATTTCTGTTTTATTGTAGCCATTTGGAATAGCCGATCCTACTCTTTCATTTCCAAATCCTTCTGCCATATCTGCAGTAAAGCTAAATTCATCTTCCATTTCATAACTGTCTTGAAGACTTCTTTTTGTTTCTGCTAACAATTCTTTTATAGAACCAAATTCACTTTTTTGTTGTTTTGGTTTTACTACTTTTTTCGTTGATTGTGATTCATTATACATAGATAGACCATGTTTTAATGCAGAAATATCATCTTTTTTTGTTTGCTTTTGAGATATTTTCTTTTCAAGAGCATATTCAATTTCTTCTCTAATTATTTCTCTTATTTTAGTAAAAAAATTCTTCGTGTTCATACTAAAAACTCCTTATTCTTTTTCAACAATTTGATCATATAAAACGTTTTTTAATGTTGGTAATATGGTTTTGTTATCTATGCTTCTATAATAACTATCAACAATCGGCGTTCTTCTGAATTGTCCGTTCATTGTTGGTTCAACTTTTTGAGATCCAGCCTTTGGAACAACTTTTGTAAATACAACAAATGTTCCAGCTTTTGCACCACCACTAAAAGCCCATATTGAACTACCTTTTGCAGCAAATTTTCCACCGTCTCTACTAACAAATGAACTTGCACCAGTGTTTCCTCCAAAACGAGCGATAGTGCCATCAGGGTTAATATAAGGACAAACTTCAATGTGTCCACCACGACTTATTATAGAAACTTCCCACCCTCTTTGTGATAAAAAATGTTCTAATAATTTTTTTCCTTGTGAAGTTAATCCATCTTTTGTAAAATGAATACCACCTATAAAGTATACCATTATTGGATTTGGTAATAATGATTCTCGAACTGCAACAGGTATTTTTTCTCTATTTACTTTTGTTTTCTTTTTTGGTTTTAATTTATTACCATCTGGAATCATAACAACTTCTGTTTCAGTTGTCTCTGAATAAGTTGCACTTTCTAAAAGAATACCATATACATCTGTAAAATAATCACTTTTTCCACCTTTTACACCAAATCCCTTTTTATCCAAAAACTTTTTAACTGGAATACTTTTGCCAGCAGAATCCAAATAAGTTGGAACATTGGCAAAACATTCACTTGCTTCTTCTAATCCTACTTCTTTTAATTTTTTAAGTGAAGAATTAAAATATACATCGTTAATTTTATTAGCAGCAGCTAAACCAACAGGTTCTCCTGGAAAAGTATATCCACCATGACTTATACAATGTTGTGTAAATATACCACACCAGTGTGGTTGTTCAGACCAATTGGCAAATCCACCTTTATTTTCACCGGCACCGTAAGATCCTATCCCCCATTTATCCATATTATACCTCCCACCACTATAACCTTTGTATAACATTCTATGTTGTTCTGTTTGTGTATCAGCAACATAAGGAACTTTTTTATTCCAAACACCAACTTCTGTAAAATTCATTATTATTGGATAATCTATTAAATTTAGATCTTCAGATTTTTTTGCAACAGGAATTGGAGTACCGGATATTAACTTTTCCCATTGAGCATTAAAATAAACTTTTACAGCACCAACAAGTTTTGTTTCGATATTGTATTCGTCTTTTGCGAATCCCAATCCATCTGTTTTTGCTTTTTGATCACGAATACCATAATATCCAGTTGATGTTGGATATTTTGGCACTTTGTAATCTATATGTGATGCCCACATATTGATACTTGCACCAGGAGCAACAATTTTACCATTAAGTTCTCTTAATTTTCCAGTTGTAAGTGCAGCACTATTTTCTACATTTGTTGGTGCACCTTCTGGTGTTGTATTTTCTTTTAATTTTGGTTCAAATTTTTTCTCAGGATCATCAGGATTTGTTGCTGGGTTTTCATCTTTCGGTATATCAGCCGGCGGTGCATCTGGTGTAAAGCCCCATCCTGCATAAAGTGCTGCCAATTCCTCTGATTTTGTATCATCAACTTGTTTTTTTAACCAAGCAACTGCAGATTCGTTTTCATAAAATACTTCTTTTGCCGTATACGTTACATCTTTCACCGTTATATTGCCGGTATCATCAAAAAATATACTTTTTTTCGTGTCATCTGGATCGGCTATACTAACACGGGCACCATATTTAGAATCTCTTTTTACAAACCAAGCTAGTCCATTAGCATTGTATTTTTTTCCAGATGGTGGAGTTGTTGGTGTACCAGATTCACCCAAAGCATTTTTAACAATTTCTAATTTTTCAGAATCAGACTTACTTGAAAATTCAGAAAGATTTATTACAGTTGATCCAATAGTAAATGTATCATCTAACCATTCTTGTAAACCACCCATATCAACATCAGATTCGGTTCCCTTTGTATCTACCTGATATGTTACACCATTATATGTTACTGTAACACCTTTACTTCTATTTCTTCGGGAGAAATTTATACTAACTTTTTCATCTTGTTTTTGTGGATCGTTTGTATTGTCATCACCGGAATTGACATTTGAACCAAATTGTCCTGTTCTTTCTTCATTGGCTTCTTCGCCTGATTGTTCGTTGCCACCGGGTTCTTCGTTATCAAGTTCTTCATTTGTTGGTCCCCTATCAGCGGGTTTTTCAATTTCCTCATCATCATCTTTTTTATCTCCGAATAAATCTCTGACAAAATTACCTAAGTTTTCATCATCAGAACTATCATCATTTCCACCAGAACTGTCATTACCTTCAGATGTATTATCGTCTCCTTTATAGAAAACACTATCTGGATTTTTTGATTTATCTTGACCACCATCATCATCAGTTCTTTTATTAGATTGATCATCTTTTACTTCATCAGAAACTCTATCAATTTTAGTGTTATCCTGTAAATTGCTATTCAGTGCACGTCTAGCAACCCTAATATCAGGAGCACTATCTTGTTCTATATCATTTACTGTTCTTGGCATATGATTTCTCTGTTATTATTTTAATTACCACGCTAAAATAGTTGGAACTGCTCTATTTTCTGCCAAAGATCCTCCAACTAGTTGTCCATTGACAACAAGTTTTGTTGATCCTCCGCCATCACCGCCTGACATAATTGTTACAGTATCACCTTTTTTATTAAAATGATTCAAAACTGCATTTGAAATTTCTGGTATATTCCAACTAGTAGTTGATGTTCTTGGACCATCCATATCTGTTGCACCAGCAAACCACATTCCAGATCCAAGTATTCCAATAAACGGCCATCCAGAATGCTTTTTGAATGATGCATGAACATCTTTTACTGCATTATTTCGTATACAAATGTTATACATCGGTATTCCAACTTGTATATTACCCCATCCTTTTTTAAGTATGCCATCAGTTGAACCTGGTCTTACCTCTGTTGCATACCCATCTGATATTATGTTAGGATTTGGTTTAACAACAACCATTGGTAAAAATCGCATATCAGAATTGTTACTATTTAGATTTTTTGCCTCTGCCAATTTTGATCCATAATTTTTCCCATCAACTATAAATAAACCATTTGGTTGTCCCGAACCCCACGTTGGATTAGTAGATCCTTCAAATGGTCCTGCATTTATGAAATTTTTGAATCCGGCTGCAACCCAACCACCTGTGTTTTTTGAACCAAATGGATATTTGTTTTCTCCAATTTGATTTTTGCCAACTGCTTTTGGTGCAGTATAACCAGCTCTCAAATTGGATGGATTGAATTTTTGTAACCAAAGTCTAGATGGTTTACCAGAACTTAATTTTTTAGTTGGATTTTCAATATATTCAACACCACCTATTGATCCAGAACCTAATGGAGCTAGCCCTGCAAGTCCTGATTGTGTTTGTGTTTCGGATTTCTTAAATGTTGTATTAACATCATAAGTTTTATCTTTCCATGATCCTTCACTTGTAATAAATTCACCATCTATTTTTACAATACGATTTCCAGCATCAGCTTCAAATCCACCGCCAGATACAAACCTGTCCTTACCAATACTTTGATTTGTAAGTTTTTTTGCACCTTTATTGCCAGAACAGTCAAAATCTCCATATATTTGTTTTGGTGCAAAAGAAAGTGATGTTAATGATAACCCACTTGCAACAAAGCCATCAACTTCAAAATCTGCCATATTAACAGGAAATACTGTTATTTGAATGTTATTGCTTATCCAATAGTTACCAGGTCTACCGGTTTTTACATCTTTTATAGGTTTTGGTATTCCATTCAATGATGTTAATTGATTGTTAGAACAATCAAATCGTGTTACACCAGTTGAAGTAACAACACCCAAACCTGCTAAACTTGTAATCTTATTACCACCACAATTAAATCCGCCTGGACCAAAAGAAGTTATTCCATTTCCTTCTAATGTTGTTAATCCACAACCAGATACATCATAGATATATTCTTTTTGACTTTTATTTGTATCAGTTATTCCCTTTATTATTTTTGGTCCACCTGCCAATGATGTTAATTTTTTATTATCAGTAGCAAAAAAACTACCAACTTCATTTGGAGAACCAACTAATGAAGTTAATTCATTTTTTGAAATATCAAATTGACCATTGACTTTTTTAGGACCACCTTCGAGTGATGAAAGTTTTACACTTCTACATATAAAATTACCACCAATAATTCCAAATTTTACAGTAAATTTACCATCTTTTACAGACGGTAATGATTTATTCCCTGAAACTAAATTTATGGTAACATCACCTGCAATATCAATGGTTCCGTCTGCTTGTATTTTTGGTTCAGCACCACCTGTAATTTTAATGGCGGCCTTTTGGTTTGCTATAACTGGTTTTCCATTTTTATCTTTTTGAACAACACCTTTAACAACTTTATACCCAAACAATATATTAAGTTTATCAGTTAAACTTGTAATTTCTTCATTGGATAATCCACCACTACCTGTATCAGACTTATCAACTGCCTCATCTACATTTCCTTCATTTTCAGGATCATCTGCAGGTTTTTCTTCTACCGATCCAGTTTTATCATCTTTATCTGGAGTCAATCCCCATGTACTTGCAAGTGCAACTAATTCAGCATTATCAGATGCTAACATCCAATCCAATGCAGTATCACCTGCATCATTTACTATTTCAAGTGCAGAGTATTTTTCACCACGAACATTGATATACCCTTCATTATCAAATTCAAATGTAACCTTTGCCATTTAACCTATCTCCAATGATATTTTAATTGTTGGGACTGGTAAAGGAGTGTATGCTATACCACCTTCGCCAAATTTTAATGGTGTCTTTGTAGTTGATGTAGTTGCACTATCAGTTTTTGAACCTTCAAGACCGAGTGGTGTACCTGCCGGTGTTATTCGTGTTTCAGCCTTTCTAACAACTTTAACTTCTACAGCATCTGCATTATTTATTTGTTTTCCGTTTTCATCAAATGTTGCTCCGCCAGGAATTGTTGTTTTATTCGTAACTTCAAGTGGAACTAATTCATCACCGATATAAATAGGTCTTTGTTGTTTTGTTGGATAGTTTGGATTACCTGTCTTAATTTTTTGAATCAATATAGATGCTGGTGTGAAGTATTTTTCATTGAAACTTCCACCACTTGAATTGTATACACCAAGTCTTGCCAATCCACGAAGATATTTTGTTACCCTAAACGGTTCTAATAAATTAAAATCACCGCTGGAAAAAGCATATCTGTATTTCAATTCTTTTGTCAATCCAAGAGTTTTTCTTTGTGATTCACTTACATTTGGATCACCATCAACTACCCAATTTATATCAGATTGTTTGAATAAAAATCCAGATGGAGGCGTTCCCGTAAATACAGGCAAGCCTGTTTCAGGATTCTGTCCAATATCTTCAATCCATGGATGAGTGTATATTATGTATGTACCATATTGCAATACACCCTTCACACCACTTGGAGGCGCTCCTGTTGAATCTTCAACTACATATCGGTCTTCAACATTGTATTTTTGTCTCCAATTTGGATCACCAGCACCAGGAACTCCCGGAGGCAATGAACCGGCAGAATCTAATAAATCAGCATAAGGATCCTCTGTCAATTCTTTTGCAGAATCGTATATGTCATTGAAGAAATCTTCTTTTTCAAAGTCTTCTCTAGTATCTACCAATTCATCGTAAACGCCTGTTAAAAGTGCCTCATCTTCAATTAAATTCGGTGAATTTTTTACTTGTTCATACTTTTGCAATAATCGGTTTTTAACACTTATACCTTTTGCAAGAGAATTTTTGAATTTTAACGCTTTATCTATAGCAATTCCACATTTTATTATAGCAAGACCATTTACTTCTGTGTGTGTTATTGGTTTTCCAGAAACTGGATCATCTTTATGCGGTTTTGGTGCCTCTTTTATGTTGGTAAATCCTAATGAAAGTGCAATAGTTTGCTTCATTTTTGGATCAAGGGTTCCACCACCTGGAGTTACTTTTCCAGTTTTTTTGTCATATGCATTATAGTTTTCCCAAACTTCTGCATTTGGACCCCATTTGTTTAATAAACTTTGTCCAACCTTATCAAATAAACCTTCGGCAAATTTTTCTTTCTCACCAGGTCCATTAAATCTTTTTCCAGATATTAAATCAGTTATATCGCCTGCAATCGGAATCACATCACCCAATACTTCTTCACTAACACCTAATTGTTTTGAGATTTTTGCCTTTAATTCTGGTGGTAAAGAATTGTAATGTTGAAATCCCTTTGTTGATAATTCATACAAATTTTTTGCACCACTTAAAACTTCATAGTATCTGATTATTTCGGATTCATCAATTCCAATAAGTGCAGCCGTGCTAAAAATAAATGTTTGAACGGGTGCTGGTAAATTTTTGAAATCTACAGCATCGAATATAGATAAAAATTGTTTCTTTTTGTATAAGTTGTAAACTGCCAATCCATTTTTTGCAATATCAAAACCTTGTTCTAATGTAATTGGATTTTGACCAAAATTTTGTTCTGCCCAAGAACCAGGAATTACATTATCGTATGAAATCGTTTCAGTTACTTCTTCGCCTCTGTCTAAAATATGTGGTAAATCTTCATTGACTTCTTCATAAACTTTTGTAGCGGCATTGAATTTTCTATAAACCAATCTTGGTATGCTGTTTCCGATAAATTTGTAATCTATTTGAAATGGAATTACACCAGATCGTATAGGGTTAGTTCCTTCGTATTGTTGTTGATATTTTGTGTTATCTACATTTATTTTAAGTTCCATACTACCATTTGGAAACAATCCTGAGGATATTGGATCCGCACCAGTTTCTGATCCATAAGTATTTGGTATCGTTATGGTGCAAATATCTCTAGTCGTGTTATAGTCATAAAATAATTCATTTGCGGTAAATCCGTCTACAAATCCAGGAGATGTTATTTTTCCAATAGAGATTGACTTTATCGGTATAAAATCTCCTTCTTTATTTATAGATTTAATAATAATTTGATTCAAAACTATATTATTACCTTCTGTTTTTCTATATGATGGATTTTCTACTATAAGTTTTAGATTGTCTTTATCAACGATTTGTAATTTTTTATTTACAACCGATCCTGGAGACAATTCTGAAAATGCTTCACCGGTTGCAAATTCTCTCAATTCTTTGGGTAAATCATCTAATGATTTTACATTCTCTGCCTCTCTTAATACATAATCTTGTAAAGCGTCATAGTTACCATCACTTACCATTTGTTCTATTTCTAATATCTTATTAACAACCCATATTATTCGCTTAATAGTTTTTGGGTTAGTTCCTAAAAAATTAGCAACTTTTATTTGTAATCCTGGTGATAATTTTTCGTAATCAAGTAATGTTCTTAAATTTGCAAGAAGTCTAGTAGTTGCTATTGTAGATTTTCCTTGAGCATATAATTGATATATTTTTGCGGAAGTAGATAATGCCTTTAATCCGGATTTAATCAATGAAGCATTTTGTTTTTTAGTTAAAAAATCTAATGCAGTAAATGGATAACCAATTACTGTTGAAAAAAGACTTGCTTCTCTATCTTTTTCTTCTTCTAATTTTTGTTTAGCATCTTCTTCATTGTAACCTTTAGATCCAGATGGATATAAACCTTCAACTTGACTTATACCCCAAGCAACTCCCTCTCCTAAGAATCCAACAACACCGGTAAGAGCACTTGTTACATATTTTAGTGAATCTGTAACAAATGCATCAATTGATCCTGTTACACCATTTAATAAACCACCTTCACCTAAAAATGAATTTGATTTTATTTTAATTGTTAATTTTTTTATTTCATCGGTTGGTTTACCCGCTGGTGGATCTAAAATTAAATCTCCTGGTACTTTTTTTCCAAAATTTACCCAAACTTCAATTTCACTTGCAACTCTAAATACAGCACTTGATGTTTCCAGTATTCCAAATTTATCTATAATAATTGATGGAATAGATAATGGTATTGGTTTTATTTCTGCATTCCAATCTAAAGCATACTTTGAAGCATATTGTGTTACTTCTGAATCATCATAAAAAGAATCGCTAAATTGTGATAAATCTCCAGGATCTGTTGGTCCGTTATCTGTAAAGTGTGCCGCATTAACAAGAGTTAATTTCCATGTATTAAGAGCATTTTTTGTTCCACCTGGTTCAAATACAACATAGTCAAGAAGATTTATAGTATCTCCTTGAAAAATTTCAATTTCGTATTTATCAGGTTCTGTTGCAGAACCTGGTATAAGTTTTACTAAATTTTTATTCCACGATATACCCATAATTACACTGGTCCTCCAGGATTACCGGCATCGTCACCGACTAGTGATGTTCCATAATCAAATGTTGGATCAATATCACCTAAAATTTGATCTATTAGTTTTATTTTTTCTTGTTCAATATCAGCAATATCTGCAACAAGTGTTAATGGATCCTCATTTTCCAACGCTCCCTCACCGGTATCTACCAACAAATTAGAATTATCGCCTTCTTTGATGAATTGACTTTGTAGAATTTTTTCGTTGGATTGTTGAACTTCTTTTTCTGATGGACCACCAGACTTTTCATTAACAAATGCTAATTGGCTTGGTAATTTTTCTATTTGACTTTGTAACTCTGATAAATCAGAATGTGCTGTTGAAAAATCAGAAATGTTTATAGGAACACCGGATGGACCTGTTCCAGTTGGATGAGTTTGTTGTGTAATTGCTCGTGTAACATTCAATAGTATTTGACATAAATCATTTAACCACGTCATTGTTCTTTTGCCTAACAATATCGGTTCTATTGCATTTATACCTAACGATATTTTTTGTGTTGATTCAATTTCAACTACTTGTTTTCCGTCAAGAGATATACCCTTTTCAGAAGAAAAACCAATACCTTCTTTACTAAAACCAATCAATTCTTGCTTACGAGAATTAAAAATTATTCTATCAGACGCAATCATTACAGCATTTCCACCAAACTCATTTTTAGTAAAAAGATTTATACTTTTATCTGTTATTGATGGTGTATATGTGGATGCGGGTTCAAATTTTACATATTGTCCAGATGTCATCCAAATAGATGAATCGTCTTCATCTATATTTTCTAAGATAAATTCATTTCTTGGTTTTAATTCTGGATTTGTTCCGTTAGAAATTATTAAAATTGGATTACCTATTTGACCTAAACCTTTTTTCCAAGTTGGAACTTGTGGATATTTTCTTCTTTCATCCAATGTTGATCCAAATCTTATAGATTGTCCCCATCTACCTTCGAGTAGTATATCGCCAGAATATGGTTGTATAGGATAAATGTCTTTTCTTTCTACAAAAATTGGATCAATAGTTGTATGGGTATCAAATTTTGTATTGGTTTCGTGTGGAATACCATCTTCTGCATCATTTCTTTTTGCACGATTACCAGGTGAAGTTCTTTCTACCCAGTAAGTTACTCCAGGAATGCCGTTATGATGAATTGATGATTGAACAGAAACAGGATTTGTATAGTAGTATTCTTGTGAAACACCACCTGCACTAGCATAAGGAGACGGTGCCTTTGTAAGCATAACAACCTCTCCCCTAATTGGCATATTTTTTATATTAGCATCAAATGCACGAGCACGTATAACATCTTTATGTCCTTGTCCCATTGCACCCAATAATCTACATAATACCGTGTATAGTGCAGTTTTATCACGGCCTTCGTAATCTACATCCAATACTTCCGCAGGAAACCACTCACGAGGAAACCCATCAATTATTGTTACTTGCGGATTAAACGGTAGGCCGCTCACTATCATTCTCCTCTTGATCGTTTTGAATTTCTTGTATGCCCTTTAATAGAGCTTCTTTTTCTTCATCAGTCAAAAATGAGGAGGATTCTTCACCTTTATCACCCATTGCCCGTTGTATTACTGCGGCTAGTTTTACTAAATGTTCATCATTTTTTACCGAAACCTCCATAAAATCTTTTATTGCAGGAACTAGTATTGCCGCATCACTTATGTTGTTTAACATGGGCTTTAAGTCAGCAATCAAAAGATTTATCTGACGATCCTTTTTCTTCTGATTATCGTAAATATCTTTCAATAAATCAGAGAATTTTTTACTTCCAAAGATTTCTTCATCAAATTTCATAACTATAAATATCAGTTGTTAATAATATGTTGGATGTCATACCAAGACATTTTTTCTATATTTTTTCCGTCTTTATATTCTCGGTATAAATTATTGTATAATACTTTTATTTTATTTATCACACTTGTAATATACTGTGAGCTAACTCCCGTTCTTTCTCTTACAAGTATGTATATTGCCTTTTTATTGTAATTTTCTATGTTTTCACGAGTTCTGAATAGATACAATATGGTGTCTGCAACTTGTATATCTCTTTGTTTTGAAAAGAACAATGGTAAATGTTTTTCAATAACATTAACAAATAAATCTATGAAATCACGTCTTTCTTCTATCAAATCAAATCTAAGTTTTTCGTTTACAATGTTACGTTCCAAATCTATTGCACCAATATCTTGACTACGTTTGAAATGATAATAGTTCTTGTTGTTCTCAGCAATAAGATAATTTTTAGCAACAATAGAAAAATACGAAAATGCCTTACCGTTTTCAGCTTTATATTTTGTAATTTTTTCATGTAAAAATGAAACAACTTCATGTTTGACATCTTCATGTGATACATCAAAATTATAGAACTTAAATCTATGTATCATAATTTCAGCAAGTTTGTAAAATGCAGGGTGTATTTTTTTTGTGTATATCAAATTTCTTTGAATATCATCTTCTGATTTGTTATACAATACTATCGCATCTTCTGTTTCTTGCGTAAAATAAATGTTTGGTTTCTTTGGACTACGTTTTTGTTTCATAAATAATAATCCTTTTGAAATGAAACATCTGGTTGCCTTTGGTTTTCGAGAATACTTCTTTTTTCATCGTCTATTGGTTCCTCACCAAAATAAACAGCAATATCATTCATAATATCTTTCATTTCTTTGAAAAAATATCCAGTTTCATCGTCTGCTTCAAATGAACCAATTCTATCTAATTGTCTTAAATAGGATTGTTGTGATCGTATTCTGTTTCGCAATTCTGTTAAAAATTTCTCATTCTCTAATAGTGTATCAACACTATCTTGTGCCATTTCGTCTAAATGGTCAAACTTTCTTGTCAAATTTATATTAACAAAAATTGAAATACCGAGACATATAGTTAATACAATTATCGTTAGCATCATATTAACCTCTATTATGTTTAGGTGGAATTATTACATCAATAACACCAAGATTCAATGCATCAGACGGAGTAATATAATAATCTTTTATAGTAACATTTTTCCAAAATTCTATATCTTTGTTTGAATTTGATTTAAGTATTCCCAAAAGAATTTCTTCTAATTTTTCCATGTGTTGCACATTTGCCTTCATATCAGAAGATTTTCCGTAAATATCAGAACTAATCTCATGGAACATAATAGTAGAGTGTTGGGAAGCCAAACGAGTACCTGTTCCAGCACATAGAATTAAAGCAGCAGCAGACATTGCCCTACCTCTACAAATTGTATTTACCTTCACATCGAGACTTTGCATATAGTCAATGATACCAAGTGCCTCATAAACAGAACCACCATCAGAATTGATAATTAGATTGATTGGATCATTTTTATTTTCATCTTTTCTCATATGAAGAATTGCTCGTATACGAGTAATAATATCATACAATGAACCATCCATTATTTCACCAAATAACAAAACAGAAGATGCCTCAACATCAATTCCATAATCCATTTGTGTTGTTGCTTCTTTCCATCTAACTGGAATGTCATTCTCATTTTCTTTTGATTTATTATTAGTTGTTTCTTTTTCAACAACTTCTTCACCATCATAAAAATCGTTCATAACAGAACTCCTGGTTAAAATACAATAATGACATTACTATAAAGTTATTCCTCTCCTATATCCAAAATTGGGTTTAGGTTGTTCTTCATAGAATGCCTTTTCAATTTCATTTTGTTCTAATATAACATTTTCTTCTATAACTTCCAAAGGTTTTTTTTCTTTTTTCTTTTTTGTAGCAACAACATCTTGTATTTTTATTTCTTCGTGTTGAACTGAAACATCTGCAACATCTTCTACAACTTTTTTCTCTGGTGGTGGTTGTGTGTTATCATTTTCAGGTGGAATTTTTTGTTCCAATTCTTTGTGTCTCAAATGATTTGCTGCAATAACTAAACTAACTGCAAGTGGATCAAATACTGAAACTAATATGAGTATGAACCAATTAACAATTATGTCCATAGGGGCACCGGTTAATCTACTCAAATAAAGTAATGGTCCTATCTCTGATGTAAATGTTGAATTTTCAAGAACCAACTTTTCTTGTTCTAATTTAGCAACACTATCAGATAAACCAATAGATTTTTGATTTAGTTCCGATATTTCAGTATTTAGAGTTTGAGTAGAATTATCAACAGATTGGATATTTTTTTGTAATCCCTTCGTTCCCTTCTTCTGTGTCAGTTGGTTATTAAGAGAATTTTCTTGTGATAATCTTAATTGATCATAAGATGATATTCTCTCTCCCTTTTGTTTTACAAGAGTATCTATTTGTGATTTTTGTTCAAGGAAGATTTCTTTCTTTTTATCAATCAATGCAATTTTATTTTGTGTTTCGTATATTTCTTTTGCAGTTTCTTGATAAGAATTGGTTAGATACCCATAAACACCAACCGATGTTAATATCATAAGAATAACAGCGGAAGACATCAGATATACTTTGAAAGCAGTTTTGAGAGTTTTGTAGTGGTCATGTAGGAATGTGATAACCACTAATTTTGAAAATTCTAACATTCCGGCCATCCCCACGATTGACCAAGAACCACCAGAAAATAATTTAGATATACCGTAAACAGAGTAGTAACCTGAAAATACTGCCAATCCGATAGCACAAAACCAGATTAGATTTTTCAGAGAGAATAATTTGTATGACATTTATATCCCAATTATTGTTCATAAATACATACAGATAAATATGAACTTTTGGGATTTTGGGTTAGATTCCGTATTCTGTTAGGTATCGTTTGAGAGCTAATTCTTTGGCTTTACATTCTAACATAATATCAATATCATGTCCATAAGTGTTGATTTTTTCTAATATGTAGTCTGCATGAGCTTGTGGTTTTTCTTTTGGATTACCAGTCTCTTTAAGTCTTGATGAAGAATAATGAACTGCAGGTGTAATACCTTGTGGCCATGTTGATATGGCAAGTTCAAGTGCCTGTTGTTCAGTCAAATCGCCGGTGCAGAATTGGTGATGGTGATAATCAAATACAATAGGAATACCACAACATTCGTGAATTTTCATAAGGTCTTTAACAGAATACATACTTGCTTTATCATCATTCTCAATAGTAAGTCTTGAACGAACACTGTGGGATAGTAATTGAAAGTTTTGACACCAACGATCAAGTGATGTGGTCTTGTCACCATAGACACCGTTACAATGTATATTGATTTTGTTGTATGGTGTATGTGATAGTCCCATCATGTCAAATACTTTACCGTGCAATTCTAAGTCAATTATAGTATTCTTGACAACATTAGGATTTGGTGAACATAAAACATTGAAGGGTCCAGGATGACATGATAGACGAACACCATGTTCTTTTGCATAATCACCAATTCGTTTGAGAACAATCTTGATTTTATCAATATCTTTGAGTTGTTCCAAGTCATATTCAGAACCCCAAGGAAATACATTAGAAGATGTGCGGAATAAGTAAATACCGTTTTGAACATTCCATTTGATAATTTTTTCCATATCAACAACATTCATATATGCAAGTTCAGAACAGTAGTCTAAACCTTTTTGTAGAAATGTTTTTTTAATCATGGAACGGTTGGTAGTGATTTTATCTTTTGATAAAGTCATGTTGATGCAGGCATATCCGAGTTTCATAGGTTGGCGTTAATGTTTAATGAATAATAAAACAATATACGAAATTTATGAATACGATCAAAATTATTTTACTTTATGTCCGTAGAACTCCGATAAACTATCATACATACCATTCGTGTCAAATTGGTTGGCAATAATTTGTTGGCATCTTTTCTGGAACAATTCGATGTGATCTCCCCATCTACTTTCAAAAAGATGATATGTTTTATTTTCGTAAAGTGTTCCAATACCATAATATCCATAATTTGATAATCTCCAAACACCATCTTTCTTTGGAACTCCATCAAATTTTGTTGGGTATAAACAACGGTATCTCTTTCCAATTTCATCAGCAACATAACTAATTTCTTCAGCAACATCTGAACGAATGGTTGGATAAAATGTTGGTTTACCAAGTAATTCGTAACAAGATTTTGTTATAGCAAAAAATGATGGAGCGGCAAATACATGAGTCTTTGGATGTATATGGTTTGACACTTGTGCATTTCCAAACAAACTATCGTTTTCAGTTACATAATGGATTGCCTCATCATATACCTCACGATTCAATGGAACACAATCAATATCAAAAAATACATAAACATCAGCGTCAGTATTACGGCAAACTGCGTTCATCCATAAACCATGTTCTATATTCATATTATGGTATTCTACCGGAATATCAAAATGTTTCATAACTTGTTTATGGGATTGAAGTATTCTATTATCTACATTATCCCAATGAAGTGTATTTACAGAAAGTTTCATAACACAACCTTTTGTATAAAAAAACCCCTACAAATTGTAGGGGTCATTAGGGGTTTACCCTTTCCATTCCGAACATGGATTAAGGTTTAACTCTATCACATGGAACTTTACCAGTTGCCTTCCAAAGATTCCAAAGTGTAAGTTGGTCTTTTCTCAAAAGAGCTTCAATATCAGTATTTAGATTTTTATTACATACTGCCATTTTTTCTCTATATTCTTTTTCTAAGTCTCTTTGTGTTTGACGAAATTCAAAAGTAAGTATTTCTATTTCTTTTCTTATTTCATCTGTTTTTTCAACACGGCGATATTTTTGTAATTTTGATTGATATTCTTCACGAAGTATTTTAATTGATTCTTGAAATTCTTTTTTACATTCAATAATACATTGTTTTTCTTCTCTCAAAATCAATCGTATTACACTATCTTGTTGTCTTGTTAATCCTAAACATGGCAATACTTGTTCAATAGGAATACGTCTTTTAACCGTATCTTTTTGAACGGGTGTTCTTTTTTCAAAAATAGTTGTATCTGATGTTGGTAGTGGATTTTCATTACATCCAATTACAATCATAGATAAACTTGCAATTACTAACAATAAAAACTTTTTCATAAAAACTCCAAATTAAAAATCTTGTGATGGATCAAAGTCTAAACTTCCAGTATACGAACCTGATCCAAATATCAATCTAATAGCAAGACCCATGTCCATATTTGCAGGAATAGAAACAACATTTGTATTAGACCAATATAATCTAACTGATGTTGCGTCTATAGATCCTGAATCAGATGTCCAATAGTTTGAACTCCAACCGAAATCCCAAAATTCGCCATTTTCTTTGACATATCCACTGGGATTACCTGTAAATCCGGATTGATTATCACCATTTCCGGATTGTCTACGAATTGTATTCCAATTAGTAGTGTTTTTTAATTTTCTTCCGGCAAGAGAATTTCCACCAAAAGCAGATGCAAGTTCGTTATATTCTCCTAAACTTGGCACTCTAAATCCTAATGGTGATATTTGTTTTGATGAAGAAATTACATAATAGTTATACAATTTACCATATTCTTCTTCATTTGAAGGATCAAAATTGTAATAACACCAAGCAGGCGTATTTGTAGATGCAAGTTCAGCCCATTGTTCAGAGCTAGAACATTCAGTTATTGGGGTTCCATCTTGGAATGATTCAACTGCCAAATTTTTTTTTGTCCAAAATTGTGACCCGATTTGAACAACTGCCATTAAATTCTCCTATTTTTAATTTATAGATATTCTCAGTATAAATATGTTAAAGAGAGATTAAACACCTTGTTTTTTATACTTTCTTTTTGGTTTCTCTACCGGCTTTTGATTTTTTACGGCTTTAGCAACTTTAGCATTATGCTCTTTTGCCATTTTCTTAACATTTGATCTTTCAATTTCATCGGAGTGTTGATGGATAGTTTTGATAATAACTTTTTTATCTTCCAATTCGGTTAATACTTCCGTAAATTTATTACGATAATATAGCCAAACTCCACCGCCTCCAATTAAAAACGGCAATACAGATTGTAATAGTATTGCAAAAATTTGTTCTAACATAACCTTCTCCTTTTTATTTGGTTATTGAAAAAATATATCTACCTTCATAGATTTTTTTTATTGTCACCGTGTTGTATAACTGTGTAAAATGTTGAAAAAGATAAACCATACTATATTTGTAAACAGGTGTTGGTTGTTCCGATATTGTAAATGCAACATTATCGGAAAAATCCATACACGAACGGATGGTGGTATCAATAAATTGATATTGTCTTTCACTGTAAATTGGTTTATCAAAAACACCAGTTAGTATTGTCCAGTTGTATTTTTCATCTGTTATATTATCAATGTGCTCTTGCATAGACTCATTTACAGAAATCCAAGAAAGAGTTCTCTCCATTGGTTGAAACCTACTAAAAATAGTTTCAATTTCTTCTTTCGTATCAACTGCTGTGTATTGGACATCTAATTCATATTCATCAAGAGTTTCAAGTAAAAACAAATCTTTATCACAGGCACCAAAGTGTAAAACACTTTCGTATTGTCCTATTCCACAATAAATTATTTCTTTTGCAAGAATGTTTTTTAATTGGTATTCTTCTATCATTTTTTTTCCTAAATTATTTCCAATTTAATGCTTCCGAAATGTTCGGAAAATTATTTACAAAAATTGATTTTATACCATCTGCAATCAAACGATGTTCCTTTTGTGTATCAGGCGAACAACGAAGATCCAAATAATGAATCCAACTACGAACAGAACCTTTCATATACATAGTTGTTTCTGTTGATAATGGAAGAACATCACGAGCTGTTTCTCTTGATATTCCTTGTTTAATCAATTTATCGTATAACATTTTTGAATTTGCAATATGTTGTTCAATATCACGATCTAATGTGAAATCTGGAACTAATTCTTCTGAACTTTGTCTATTTGTTTTCCCTTGTCTTCTCAATTCTATTTTTTGTATTTCCGTTGCAGTTGAATATCGTTGTGAAAATTCTTGGAAAGAAAAAGATTTATGACGAAGAATTTGAGCCGCAATACTTCTACGCGTAACAATATCAACTGTCATATCTACGAATTCAAATGGAGACCAATGTTTGTGTTTAATTAAATAGTTTATCAATTTTGGAGCAGTCTCCATGTTCATCTGATTACTTGGATTACTTACTCTTGCGATGTAAACTATTAACTCTTCGGGTGAAACTTTTTTAGTCTTACCCTTATTGGTAAATCTAACTAATTCTGATGGGTTTGTAACCGAAACTAATCTTACTGCATCTCTTAAATCACTTGAAAGCATAACTTATTTTTTACCTTTGTTTATTTTTATCAATTTTATATTGATTCCTGTTTTATCTTCTGTTATTATTACCGAATGGTCACCTGAATATAGTATCAGTGTAAGCCATTTCAGAAATTTGTTTATATCAGTATCTATTGGATCATTAAAGTTTTTACCTTTATCAAGAGAATCTTTTTTAGCAAAAAAATCTTCTGGATTCTTCATCATTTCATTTTCAAATGTATCATCATCACCTTCATCATCATCTTTTCTTGGCATCATAAAATCATCTTTTTCTTCATCATCCCCTAATTCTTCTTTTTTCTTATCTTTTATTTTTTTCATTATATCTTGTAATGTATAGAAATCATAAATCTGATTAAAGTTGTCTAAAAATCTATTCAATGCCTTTTTAGTCATCTTTTCATCTTTATTTCCACGCAAATCTACTTCATAGTAATTCAGCATGGATTTTAATTTATGTTCTTGTTTTGTCATTACTTTGCCTTTTTATTGTGTCTATGACTTCTATAAACTCGTAATTACCATGTTTTATTTGTTTCATAGAATAATCTTTCAGTTCTTTGCAGATTTTTTGATTATTTCCGTATGTGTTTGCCATTTCAATCATTGTTTGTTTATTTTCAATATGAGTTGGTTTCATTATTCCAAATCTCAATGCAACCCACATAGCAACAAACCCTAATACGAATGATGATACTATTTCCACCTAATTCTCCAAAATTGTAAACTTCATTTCAGATAAATAGATATGTTACGAGAGAAAAATGGTCGGTATGTAAAAAATTGTCTCAAATTTAGTAAACATTTGAGACAAAAATCTCTCGTATATCAACTGATATTAACCAGTGATAAATCCCCTTGATTTAAGGTCTTTGTAGACCATTTTTGAAACTTTATTCCAATAGTGCTTAGTAGCACCCTTTTTGTGTCCGTTAGGACCGCCATTCCACTTCCGTGCAATGATTTCCATATCACTCATTGTGATGGTTTCCCAGTTAATGTTGGGATTGTAAAAATTCTGAAAAATCCAAAACATTTGTTCAGACTTTTCAGGATTTAGCCTATCTTGTAAAGTAAAAGTTTTATTGATTCCTTTCATTTTACAGATTCGGTTCACTTCCTTCACCATTACCGGTAAAATTTGAGCTATTCCAAGTGAACCATCCTTTGATCGTGCGGTTGCATTGCCTTTAGACTCAACCCAAACGATAGATGAATATAACACATTCTTCATTGTTGATGATTTAATTTCAGCACTTCTATTAACTGTGGTAGTCATTGCTACTAATGGAAAACAGAAGCCAATTAAGAATAATGCTATAACCCGTTTACATTTGTTAGTCATATTCCTTTCCTCATTATTGGATAATATATTTAACGAACCATTCTGTTGTTGCCAACAATATGGTTGAAACACATACCGACCATGTTTTCAAAGAACGAAATTTTAGTATCATTCAAAGATACAGAAAATATAAATATAAAGCAAGCATTTTTTATTCTATTATCTATTAGATCTATAGATCTATATTATATTAGATCTATATTAGATCTAGATCTTAGCATTTTCTCTGTGTTCACACTTTCTCCGTGTTCACTAGCAAGATAAACAATTTTACCTATATGATCAAAGCAATAATTGCTACCAAGCAAGAACATTTGGATATTTCCTCATTTTTTTAATTGGCGTTTGTACATAGTCATATTTGTTTCCACGATATAAAAATGTTGAACCACCACCATCCATGTTGATTGCATCACGGCAACCCAATTCCAATAATCTTTTTGGTAAATCTACCACTCGAATGCCGTCACTGATGTAGATAAATACACTATCCTTATGATGACTGCCAAACACCGTTCTCGGCCTTCTGGCTGTTGTAAATGAGTTCCGATATATCTTTTGTGGTATACTGTCTTTAAGAAGTAATGGCGTTCCCGCAAAGATGTATTTTGACCATATCGCTGGCACCTCACTTTGACCGCTGAAGTGTAAGTGTGGTGTTAGATTCGGTACACCCCATTCGTGTGGATCATCAATGGAAACAAATGGCCAGTTATGTGGATTATTAGGATAAATCTTATCGTGATTCTTAAATGGTGGAACAACCGTCTTTGTAGTGAAGAATGAAAGATTAACCATGTTTCTCAATTTATACTTTACAGAATACCAACTTGGATGGCGTAGTGTATCTGATGAGAATACCTGAACATCCTTGACTGCCAACTTAATCACCCATTCTTTCCCCCAAAGCATCGGTGACACTACTAATAGTAATAATACAATAATTCGTTTCATCGTTTTCCCTAATGAAAATAATAATTAGTAAAAAAAATTTCAAAAAGTGCTTGCTTGTTTCGCAACAATTCATTATGTTAGTATCAAATATAAACATTTTAACTCACATTTCCAAAGGAATTGTTATGGCGTTCTACCTCGCAAAAGTTCAGTTTGAAATTACAAACGAACAAGGTAAAGTCAAAAGACATAACCGCACTTATATGGTTGATGCGGTTTCAGTCACAGATGCAGAAGTTCAAGTGAATAAGTATCTAAAAGACAGCACCGAACCATTTGAAGTAAAAACTATTTCTGAATCAAAAATTGTGGACTATATCAATGAACAGTAATTTTGAAAAAATGTTAGAAGAATTTGGTTCAATTTTTGAATTGGCAAAAAAATCTGCAAATCTTGAAGAATTAAAAGAACATTACATTTCTTTTGAAAATAAAAGAGAAGTAATTTTTGAATGGATAATGGAAAATAATCCAGATGATGAATCGAAAAGTCAATGTCTAACAAAGTTTGCCCAATACGAGCATGATTTGTGGGTAGATTCTGATACAAAAACACTTATAGGTGAAATTCCTATTTTTGATGAATCAATTTATTTTGAGGATATTGAAAAAATGTTTGATGATTATGGTTCATATTTTCAAAGATACGCTTGTTTAGTGCCAGATCAAATAGTTTCTTGGGATAAAGAAAATGTTTTGTTCAACGATGACATGGGGAATGTTGAAATTATCAAGCGTCCTGATGTTATTGTGAACGGACTATAACCAAAATAGGTTAAGTCTATATTTTTCAAGGATTTATGTCATTTTTGATGTAAGTCCTTGATTTTTATACACTTATATCAATTAAACTTAACTCCTTACAAACCAATGAGTTACATTTTTTTTACTTTTTTTGAAATAATGCTTTGATCTTACAAAAAAATGTCTTATATTTGTAGTATAAAATGATGACAACCAACACAAATATAAACAAATTTTCAAAATTATTTCAAAAAGTGCTTTGATCTTAACAAAAAATGTGTTATATTTGTAATGTAAGATGATGAACAACCAACGGACATATAAAAAAGTGATAAAAATAAAAAATAATGCTTTGATCTTACAAAAATAGTCCGTATATTTGTAGAGTAAGTTTAGAAACAACCAATTAGGATAAAATTATGAAACACACTATGCCAG